GGTGGTACAGCTATTGGAGCTGCAACTACAACACTAGCTTCTACTATTAATGATACTGTAACCGATATTCCTTTAACTAGTTCTTCAGCTTTTCCATCTACAGGGGAAATTAGAATAGGTACAGAAGACATAAGTTTTACATCTAATAATACTACAACTAATACTTTAAGTGGTGGAGCTAGAGAAGTTAATGGTACCAGTAAAGCCGGGCATAGTGCAGGAGACACAGTAACAAACATTTCAAGCTACGTTGCTTGGGGTGACCCATCTTCTGCTGACTTTACAATTGATCCAGGTTTATGGGTATTAGATAACTACGGAACAAAATTAATTGCACTTATTTATAATGGTAAATGTTTTGAATGGGATGCAGCAGCTGCGGCTGCGGTTAACAATCGAGCTACAGTATTAGCAAATGCACCTACAGCATCACGTCATGTGTTAGTATCTACACCCGATAGACACTTAGTATTTTTTGGAACTGAAACAACTATTGGTTCAACTACAACTCAAGATGACATGTTTATTAGATTCTCTTCTCAAGAGAGTATTGATCAATTAGATTCATATACAGTTAAAGCAAATAATACCGCAGGTACACAAAGACTTGCAGATGGTTCTAAGATTATGGGAGCTATCAAAGGTAGGGATGCAATCTATGTATGGACAGATACTGCATTGTTTCTAATGAAGTTCGTAGGCCAACCCTTTACTTTCTCATTCGAACAGGTGGGGACTAACTGTGGATTATTAGGAAAAAATGCTAATATTGAAGTAGATGGTACCGCTTATTGGATGTCTGAAAATGGTTTCTTTGCATACGATGGTCAATTAAAATCAGTACCATGTCTAGTAGAAGATACGGTTTATGACGACATTAACTCCACTTCTAGAGACCTTATTAATTGTGGGTTAAACAATCTTTTTGGAGAGATAAGTTGGTTTTATTGTACTGCTGCTTCCGATGCAATCAACAGGGTAGTAACTTATAACTATTTAGATTCAACAGTTAAAAGACCTATATGGACAACCGGTACTTTACCAAGAGCAGCGTGGCAAGATTCAGCCGTGTTTAATAAACCACACGCTACATATTATAACCCTTCCGATGATGCCTCGTTCGATGTTACTGGTAATACGGATGGAAGTACGATATACTATAAACAGGAAACAGGGACCGATCAAGTCAATGCTGGTGGAGCAGTGACTGCTGTAATTGGTACTATAACTTCTGGTGATTTTGATATTACTCAGAAAAAAAGTACTACAGGAAGTACTGTAGGTATGCCGGACCTTAGAGGAGACGGAGAATTTATAATGAGAATAAGCAGATTTATACCGGATTTTATTTCACAAACAGGCGACACTCAAATTAGTTTTACAACTAGAAACTATCCTAATAGTACAGGTACTACTACAAATTTTACTGTTGATAATACAACTACAAAAAAAGATACAAGATTAAGGGCAAGATCTATTGCTATGAAAGTTGCAAACACAGGAAGCAACCAAGATTGGAAACTAGGTACATTTAGATTAGATATACATCCAGGAGGAAGAAGATAATGTCTACTTTCTATACTGGAGTTGATAAACAAAGATATGACGCAGGCGAAAAGTTTTTGCCTATGAATAAATTTCTTGCTAGCTATACAGAACCTAAGACAAAAATAGAAGAAGGGGTAACAACATCATATGGAATACCTAACACTAATGCTTTTACTGGCGGTGGCGGTAATAATTATTATCCAGGCAGTACTTCAAGTCTAGTCTCTAGTTTTAATAAAGATATACAGGCATATAATGAAAGAATTAAGGAAGGTAATAGACCTTTAAGAGAAGCACAGTTTCCAGCTTTTCCAGACATTAGTAATGATCAACAAGCATATAACCTAGCTACCCAAGCACTTGCTAAAGGTGCAGACCCTAATGCTCAAGGTTTTGCTAGTTATACAGGAGGAACATTAGAAGGTCTAAGAGATATAGCAGCCGAAAGAATTCAAGATCACCACGAAAAAGCTAGAACAGGACAATTCGGTCCAAGTTATATTGAAGGAGAAAAACCTACATGGTCAAGAAAAATAAATGATTTTGCTTACGATTATATTCCTGGAATAAATAGACCTCAATCTTACGAAGATATTATGACCCACGGTTATCAAGAGCCTCAAGGTCTTGGTCTACCTAGCATTATTGGTTTTATGAATAAAGTCGGTATACAAAACTTTTCAAATCTTTCGCAAGCTGATCAAGCATTCATAACTTCTCAAAAAGGATACAAAGGGCCAACAGTATTTGGAGAAAATACAACCGGATTAAATGTAGATCCTTTTGGAAAAAATGTTGAAAGTTTATTTGGTAATTACGCTGAAGGAGTGCGAAAGGATTTTGATAAGTTAAGTGGACACTTAACTCAAAGTGCAAAGAACCGAGGTTTAACTTTTGACCCTGTTAAAGGGGCTCTCGTAGATGCTCAAGGAAATGTTATAGATGAAAAAGATTACGACGATGCCATGGATGATTTTGCTTATATGAACAAACTGAATTTAACAAGATTCGGCTTTAGAAAAAATCAAATTAATAAACAAAAAGATATAAGTTCTGATTTAAGTTTAATTGATCAAGCTAGAGCATATGACATACAACAAACTCAAGATCGAATAGATAGAGATGAAACTAATATTAATAAAGCAACAGAAAGGGGGCAAGCTATTAATAAAAATGAAGGAATAGGTACTGTTAATCCTACTTCAGATTACGGTAAAAAACAAGGCTACACAGGGGGTCATGCTAATCCACATACACAATCAGGTTGGAGTGGTTCTAAAAAAGAGAAGATGGCAACTGGTGGAAGAGTAGGTTACAAGAGAGGAAGAGTTGTTAATCCAGGTGGGTATGCTGGAGACGAAGAAGGCGGAATTGTAGAATGGCTTAAAAGTAAAATGGGAATTGAAAGTGAAACCAATCCTACTATGTTTGGAACTCAAGATTCTCTCTTAAATAGAGGATCAATAAACCAACTTAAAAACACTATTAAATCTTATGAAGCTATGATGCACATGGGGGAGCTAGACGAAGAACAACTAGCTGACTATGAATTAAAATTAGCTCAACTGCAAGCTTTAGAAGAAGGGGCTCAAAGTAAGGCGGATGGTGGAAGAGTAGGTTTTAAATATGGAGGACTAGCAAGTATATTATAATGGCAAAGATTGTACAATCATTAACAAGAGCTGAAGAAGAATATAGTAGAAAGAATTTACAATCATTGGTCAGGGACCTTGATGGTGTAATAACAAAATTAAACTCTTCATTTCAAGATGAAGTTAAACAAGAGATAGAAGCTAAAAGTTTCTTTCTAGATTCATAATGGCAGTAGTAAACGAATATAAATTTTATGGTAAAACAGTAACAGCTGCTGAAAGTAATAATCTTTTAGAGCCAGGAGATAATGAAACTATTATTGTTAAATCTCTACATGTTACTAATAAATCAGGATCTAATACTCCTACAATAACTATTAAAAATAACGCCTTTGAAGTTATACATACTCAAACATTAGCCACCTCTGCTAGTGTAGAAATATTAAGTAATCCAATGGTAGTAGAAGGAGGCAAGGTATTAGCCGCTACTACAGCAGGAACAGTAAGTGATGGGGTAGTAATTACCATCAGTTATTTAAACATTAAAAAGGAGAAAACAGACTAATGGAACTATTCCAGGCAGAAGTAGAAACAACGTACAGACACAAGGAAACTGGTGAGATTTTTAAGGAAAAAAAAGACTGGGAAGCTAAGGGTTACAAAAACGAGGACATGGCACAGGATGTAAAAGTCATCATGCCACCTCTTGATTTAATGAGCAAAACGTAATAAACTAGGAGATTAAGGTAAAAATATGGCAATTTCAAGAATGCAAGAACCCCAACAAATACAACGTGGTTTAGGAAGCTTAGATGCCCCTAGACAAAACTACGGATTAGGTAAGCTAGTTAAGAAAGCAGTTCGTGGTGTTAAGAAAATTGTTAAAAGCCCGCTAGGTAAAGCTGCCATCATTGGTGGTTTAGGTATGTGGGGTATGGGTGCCGGTCCTTTTTCAGGCTTGAAAGGTGCAGGGTGGCTTAAAGGTTTAGGAGCTAAAAGTATGATGAATATGGGACCTTTACGTGGAACCGCTGCAGGAAAAGGTTGGCTTGGCAAAATGGCTAGCGGTGCTGGTAACTGGTGGGGTGGTTTATCAGGCGGTCAAAAATTATTTACAGGTTTAGCAGGAGCATCATTAGCTCTGCCTTTCTTAATGAAAGATGATAAAGAAGAAGTTGAGGAAGAATCATGGACAAAAGTTCCTTCAAGTATTGCCGACATAAGAAACCAAGCAAGAAATTATTATAACGATCCAGGATCAAGCACATTAGCTTTTATGCCTGGTAAACAATTTGTACAACCTAATTTTTATGCAGCTGATGGTGGAAGAGCTCGTTTAGCACCAGGAGGACCTGCAGGTGGTGCATCAGCAGGCGGCAACTATGGTGGTAATGTCAATCCAGATCAAGAGTATGCAGGAAATACATTTGAGGAGACATACGGTGGAGGTAATAATAATAATACAGTAGTAGTTAATGATACTATAACTAAGACCATACCAGAGCCAGTTATTAAAGAAGGATATAATTGGAAAAATATTTTTCCAGGTGGAAAACCTTTTTATGCTAGTAACTATACAGATTACGAGAATGTATTTGGTACACAATACGACCCTATCACAGGTGCAGAAATAACGGAAGATGACTCAGAGCTAGTTGATAATATTAGAAACGTTCCTGAGCTAAAAAAGAATATAAGTTCAACAAATGAAATTCTTGCAAATCTGGTGGCAAACGAATCAACTTTAGCACAAGGTGGAAGAGTAGGATTATTAAATGGCGGAGAAGCAGGCCAAGAACAAATAGAACAAATGCTTATGGCAGAATATGTCAAATATAAAAACCAAGGTGGCACATTATCTTTTGAAGAATTTGTACAAGTAGTAATGCAACAACAGCAAGAGCAACAAGGTGGCGGTATGGAGCAACCACAAGAAGTAGCTATGGCTGCTAATGGTGGAAGAATAGGGTTTAAGAGTGGAACACGAAAGGATGACTATAAAGTAACTTATAAAAGTGTTTCTGAAGGAGGTCCAGAAGGGTGGCGAACTCACGATAGCTTCTATGATAACTTTGGAAAATATTTAACTCCTTATTGGTATATGGAAAAACTTTTAAAAAATAGAAAAGCTGATGGCGGAAGAATTGGTGCTTATGCAGGCGGCCTTATGAGTGAAGACGAAGATGAATATGCTTATAACCCTCAAGCAGCTATGCATATGTACAGAAGACCTGGTAAACAAGAAGGTGGGATCATGGAAACGGAAGTAGCAGAAGAAATGATTGACCTAGGTGGTAAAGAAAAAGACTATAGAGAGACTGGTGGCTTTGTAGATTTAGGTGGAAAAGAGCGAGCAGATGATGTACCAGCTAGATTGAGCAAAAATGAATTCGTTTTTACAGCTGACGCAGTTAGAAATGCAGGCGGTGGAGACATAGACAAAGGCTCTG